CAAAACCTTCTAAATCTAAATTTACATGACACTCTAGTAATGTGTAAACTGTTTCTTGTTTTCCTGTTTTTTTAGTGCCTTCTAATTCTCTTTCTTTTTTAGTTACATCATCGTTAATTGTAGTCGTAGGTTGTGGTAACTCTATGTCAGAATAAAAACCAGCTACTTGTTGTTTTCTTAAATCATTCTCTGACATTTTTAAAACGTGTATGATAGCTTCTGCATCATCAAGAGATGTTGCTGAGTATGGCACGATTAAATCATCTGCTGGCACAAACTTAGATACAGCTCTGCCTAACAAATCATCGTAGTAAACTTTTTTAAATGTAGATCCTGCAAGTGGTAGATGAAATAACATTTGGTCAAACTCTGGCTCGTACTCAGACATCTTTTCCATGAGTTCGTAGTTCATGTATTCTTTTACTCTTTGTGCTTGTGCCTCTTTTTGTGGATCACTGTTACCAACAATCTGTGTTCTGATTGGTCCCTCTGATGGTAATAATTCTTTGTAAGCTCCTGCTTGGAATTGTGTTACAGCTTCTGCTAGCACAGGGTGCGTGGCACCTGAAGCACCTTGGAAAGGTTCTGTTCTGTTTTCGTATTTAAACCCTAAAAGATCTAAACCTTCTGTGTATCCTTTTTCCCAATCTTTTCTAGAAGCTTTGTAGTCCATGTAATTTTGAAAAAGCTCTGAGCCTATTGGGTCTAAAATATCGTCTGGTAATAATTCTGCTAAATTGTCAAAGTGATTTGGTTGACCTTCAATATTTACTTTGCTTGGATCAAAATCTAATTCAACACCGCCATCTTCTGTTGGTGTAACTTGCACTGGTTCTTTCAGTGCCTCTTCTTGTTTTTCTAATTCTACTTGTTGGTCAGGTCCTTCTATTTTTACAGAGGTTCCTAACTCCGAAAGACTCTTGTCAATATCTGCCATTATTTACGCTCCTTGATAGGTCTAACATTTTTAGCTATGTAAGGCAAGCCATCTGGTGTAGGCCCTGATTTTGGTGGGGGTCCAGAGTCAGCCCCAGCTAGTTTAATAATACCACCACCTGCTTTTTTAGGTTTATAATTTTTGAGAAGAGGAGAATTAGGCGTAACGTTTAAACCCATTTCTTCTAATTCTTTTATTGTATAAGATTTACCATCTTTAGATAATAGCTCTAGTATTTCATCAATAGAGTCTAGACCAGCTACAGCGTCTCCATCACCACCATCCACATCAGGTAATAAAGTTGCCTCATCATAAGTATCTGGAACTTGTTTTGGTTTACCTTTATCATCTAATATAGTCTCAGGTGGGTCATAATTTATTTCTTCTTTTCTAATTATACCATCCACAGTTTCATACTCACCGTCGCCAATATAATAACTGCCACCACCTTCAGTATCTTTTCTAATAGTAATTTTACCCGTAGATATATCCTCTGTTAATTGATAACCATTATAGTCATAAACTTTTTGTCTCTCTAATGTAGAAGCTTTATCTGTAATGTCATCACCTTTAGTTTTAATTAGATTTACAAAGTCAAAAAAGTATTTTGGTGTGCCACCTTTTGTAACTATTGGTGCAGCTTTCTCCACAACTTTTGGTGCCTTGCTTAAAAAGTCTAATCCTAAATATTTAAGAAAACCAACTCCAGCACCAGCGCCAATAGATAAAACTATATCTCTTCTTGTTTGGTCAACACCTTGTTGAGCTACTTTGTTTTCTATTTCTTTATTGACTTTATCTATCCCAGTTGCTGTTACACCAAGATCTCTAAGCTGTTTTAAAAGTTTTGGTGCTTTGCCTATTAAAAAGAAAGGAGTTGCTGGTCCAGGCAGCTCCCCTGCTAATTGTAATATATCACCGGTTGTTCTTTGTGGACCTGATCTTTTTTCTTCTGAAGCTTGTATTGCTTTATCAGATACACCTAATAGATCTCCAAACTGACCGTTTAATATATCTCTTGTAATTGATGGATCTAAAATTTCTAATATTTCTTCAACACCTTCTTTAGTTATTCCTGCATTCTTTCTTAGGTCTTGTATAAAAGCTAGTCCAGCTTTAGGTGTGCTTAGAATAAATTCAGGAATGTTAGCTGCACCTCTTACAAGTTTCTGTGCATAGTATGGATAGGATCGTGGATCTAGAAACTGCGTATTAAATTGTTGTACTAAATTTCTATCACCATCTTTACCAAAGATATTTTTATCTAACTTACCCATTGGTGAAGTGTCATAGAAAAATTGTTTTCTAACCTCGGAACTATTAAGAGCAGCCAAAGCCTGATCTATTGTTGCTTCTGATTCTAACGGGCTAGGTGATCCATTTGCAAAACCAACACGGCCACCCATAGCTGCCATGAAAGGATTGTCAATGTCAGATATTTCTAATTCGTTTGTATCACCAAATCTTTCATTAAAATCATCAAACATTCTTTTTCGTTCTGCTGATTCTGGTTCTGGAACATCGTCTGCTGTACCAATCGGGGCATCACTGCCAATTTTGTCTCTAACCTTACCAATGAGATCTTCTATTGTTGTTCTAATTTTTTTTCCTGTTTTAGTTTCTTCACCACCACTTAAATTAAATATAGGTTCAAACTTATCGCTTTTGTTTTCTAATTCTTTTTGCATTTCGTATCCAGATATAATTGATGGTAAAACTTTTTGAACTTTTTGCGGTAAAAGATTTGAAGCAGCTATTAAAGAAGACTCTGGTATATTATATCCCGCAGCTATGGATGTGATAAAATCATATGGAGTTAAAACAGCTGCATCCAATTTTCCTGGAACTAAAGCTTCAAATTGTTTTCTAGTACGACTTCCTTTTTCTAATTTAGTAAATAAATTTACTCCCATTTCTTTTAATTTTTTAACTGTAGATGCTGGAAAAAATTTTTTTGCTGCTTGTTTGTATCCTTCAGCTTTTTCTTGTGGTGTTTTTTGAACTATTAAAGGATCAAAATCTAATTTACCACCTTTTCCAATTTTAAATTTTTGTGAACCAGGGTCATAAGTATCAATTAACTTATTAATATCATCGACTATTTTTTGTTTCTCTGTCGTATTTTTTGCTTTTAAATATTTTTTTACTAATCTATTTTTTGGTTGTTCTAAAAGTTTATAACCTAACTCTGTATTTCTAGCTCGTGTAGTGCCAACCACATTTGATAAAACTTTTCTAGCAAAGTTTCTATCGTTTGTAATAATGGCTGTTTTTATTCCACCAAGGTGATCACCAGAGTATCCTGTCTTCATATCTGGAGGCAGTTTATCTAACTTTAATATTTGTTTTACTTTAGCATTTTCTTTTCTAATATTATTTACAACTGTGTTAAAATCCACACCAGCTAAATCAGATACTTTTTTTAAATTTTTAAAATATTCACCTTGAGCTAAATTAATTTTTTTATGGTATTTAGGAAAAATACTTGGAAATTTTTTGTCCATAATATTTTTAAAACTTGCCCCACCTTGACCGTATTTAAATTGATCGTAGCCCTCTCCTAAAAAATAAAGAACGTTTTTATCAAAATTATCTAAACCTTTTGCTGCGTTTAAAAAATCTCTTCTGTCTGCTTTATACGCAGCAGGTTGTCCTTCTCCTTTTCCTAAAGACCATTGCATGTATTCTTTTAAACCAGACCTTAATTTTGCATCGGTATCTAATTTACCTTTAAAGAAAGCTCTTTGATAATATGCTACACCAGGACCGTGGGTTTCTACCTGACCTTTTTTAGGAGACTTAACTCCAAATACTTCCATTTCTTGTGTTAAAGGTAAACCATCGTTATCACTTATAATAACTTTTTGTCTTCCCTTATATTTTTCACTATTTTTTTTAATTTCTTTTGCCCAATCTTTCTCCATTTTTTCTACAAAAGAGTCGTAGTCAGAGACTTGAAATTTTTTAATATTATCTCTAAAAAATTTTTCCGTCCAAGAATTAATATTATTCAAAACTTTTTTATCTATAGCGGGACCTGCTTGAGCTTCTTTAATAAAATTTAAAGCCTCTGTTCTAGAATTAAAATAGTATGTCTTTGGTTTTAACGTTCCGTCGGAATATCTTTCTGTAGATCCATATTTAGATCTGACACTAAAAGTTCCATCATCATATGAAATTATTCTTGGTTCAGCAAAGTTCTCTCTGTCCCCAACTTTCTCTCCTTGTATCACGCCACCACCTAACGCAAACCTTTCTCTCATGCTAGGTTCCATAGGTTCAAACTGTCGTGTTGCGTAGTTAAAGATTACCTTCATGTTAACGAAACTATTCCTCCTTTTGCAAAACCCTCTTCTGGATCTAAGTCTCTAGGGTGCACGCCATACTTTTCAATATACTGCAATTCATTAAAGTCCTCATCACCATACAACTCTACATTGTTGAGTGTTTTAGGACCTTTGTCTGTTTTAAGATCCACATCACTAATAATACCTTCTTGTTTAATAGGTGTAACTTCTGCTGTTTCTAACAGCTCATCACCTGGTAATTGTTTAGTGTCTTCTGGTGCAATTTCATTTCTAATTTTAACTAGATTGGCTCTTTTTGAATTTTGATTTTTGATATCTTCTTTTGTTTTAAAGAAAGGATTTTTACCTTCTTGAATAGTTTTAATAACTTTATCTACATCTGCAATCTGTTGATCTATCTCACCTGGTAGACTGTAATGTTCATAAGTTT